GCCTGCGGGGGTTTTACGCCATGCAACCGCTAGCTTCTTTAGATTAGGTGAACCCGATCTTAATCTAAAGCGTGGCTTCTTTGCATTGGCCTTAACGAACTTGTTCCAGGGGGATAGTTTGCGCTTTGGTTTTGGGGCCTTTGTATAACTTCCAGGTGTTCCACTTCTTCCAACTCTTTCTCTTTGGGAGAATATCCGTTCCCTGGCGTAATCATCTAATCTAAATAATTCCTCTTCAATTATTCTAAGGGCTTCGTGGAGGTCTTTTGAATCTGAACCCCTGTAACCTCTCCGTCTTGGCATTACTGCACCTCTTTCCCTTCCAGGACAACCGTCATGGACCCAGTAGGACCCGTTGCCACCATCTTCATCCCTGTGTTAGGTGGGATTGTATAGTATAGATTGGGGAATTGGGGCCCGATCCCTGCGTCAATGATTAGAAACTTTGATACATGCAACGCCTCTTCGTTACCTTGAAGTGACCAGGACAAAACATCGCCTGCAGAACAACCCGAATAATCGAACGATACGTTTGTGACAACAGTATAGTACCTGTTAGGAGATATAAAATCCAACAGAGTTGTGCCGCCTGCAGTTAATTGTTCTTGGCCACTCCAGGCAAACATGTGGTCACCAAAAAAGTTAAGGCTCGGCCCCGTCGAAAGTGTCATTAGTCAATCTTTCCATAAACCCGACCTCTTAAGATCGCACAGAATTGTTTATTATCACTAATTCCAACTTTTAGTTCAAACTCGGTAAGGGGCGGTATGATTAATTTAATTGGTGAATCGACAACAAACCCAGCCGTCCCAAGGGAATCCCATTTAATAGCATAGACCGTTTGCCCATTCATATTTATTTCATAACTTGCGATAAAACTATCTTGGTCATCTAATCCGATCATAATATCGGCATCAATAACTTCATTGCCTGTAATAAATTTTAAAAGAACTGTGTCAGGATTTCCCCCGCCACTCGCTATATCAATATTACCACTATATGCGTAGCAATGCCGCCCAATATAATTAAGGGTTAAACCAGTTGAGGCCGTGAATTGCGGTCCATAACCAACGCCTTCAGGCATTGTTAAATTTATTCAAACTGGATTGTGCAGCTAGCGTCAATCGTGGCCGCGGTCGTTAAAGCAACTTGGATGTCCAAAGTATTTCCGCTCGTCACGCCCAGGGCCGTCTTTTCCTGTGTAACACAGTTAGCTACTCCAGTACCACCACTTGCGGCCTGTGCGATCGCAGGGCCCATAAAGGTCGCGTCTCCTTCTTGGAGTGCCGTCCCTGTTAATTTGAATCCTGAACAAAAGTCTGCTCCAGTTCCAACGCTACTAACTCCCATTGATATAGAACTTATTTGCGATACTCCAGAAGGCACAACCAGGGAAAGTCCTGAAGATGCAAACTGGGATGTCATGCTCTGGAACGATGTCGTACCGCTCAATGCGGAACTCGTCCTCGTAACTACAATGCTCATGTGTATTATGCCCTCACTTTGATTGGTCCCAGGGAAGCCAGAACTGGCGAACCCCGTGATAATGTTTTAACTGCAACCTTGGCAACCATGCTCCCTATGAGGGTTTTTATGATTGCTTGCTTGTTGGATGTTGCCGATTTTGATAAAATGCTCAATCCCGCATTAAGATTACCTGCTAAAAATGATTGTACTGCTGCCCCTGCATTTACTTGTGAAATTAAAGCGAGAGCTGTTCCAGTTTCAATGACGTTGATCCCAAAAGTTCTGGGAGCTCTACGTCTACTATTATTACGCCTTCGTACCATGGATAACCTCCACGGTATTTGGCTATTTAACTTTGAGGGTTATCCCCTTCACACACTGGACACGGATATTGATTACCTGTGACATAGTCAATTTGCCATTCATGCTCGCACTTTTTACACCTTAGAATAGCTTGTCGCTGCCAGGACATTAGGCTTTCACTCCTTTACAGAAGTCACCATCACTAAGAGTGTAACAACTTTTATTTTTAAGGTCATTAGATACACCACATACTGAACAGGTCCAGGTTGTATAGTCTCTTTTGAGATTGGTTAACATAGCATTGATAATATAGGATTCTTTCTTTCCTTCTTTTTCAGCGTGGTCAGCTAACCAGACATAGAGCTCATGATCAATGGTGAAGGTCTTTCCGACTTTACCCATTAATTTACCACCTGACAGTAATAACACAGTTCACCTTTTTCGTTTAGCCAGGTTGTTTCTGCATGTGGATTTTCAAACTCTACGTTCTTCTTACATTTTTTACAAATCATTTTATATCTCCAAACCAAGAATAGGGAACCCCTATAAATAATATTACAATTTTAGTAAAAAAGAAGAAGAAGAAGAAGAAGAAAAAAAAGTGTTCTAGAAGCCTACGTACCTAGTAAAAAGGGTAATTGTAATATTATTCTGGCTATTTTAGGCCTAGTCCAGGACTCTTCTGGGACTGTTTCACCCCTACTTCGGGGTTGTTCTGGGTGTTTAGTAGCCCTTCTAGACCGCTTCTTTTCATTAACATCTCTGCAACCAGGCCCATGATGGGGTTATCTTTTGTTATTGCCTTGATTGTACTTTGACCAGTGGCATCGTCCATTTTTTTAGATGCTGCACCCAGGGAACCAAAAAAAGAAGATTGAAAGTTTTCAAGCATCTCGTGAGTTCGACCTTCGATTTCATCTACTATAGGTTCTAAGATAATTAAGAGATCATCATCACTCTCGGATGACTTCGCCCACTCAACCCATTTATCTTTAGAAAGTTTGGCGATGTAATGACTTATTCCAAAATAGAATAATGACCAGGCAATAAAGTACCCCAAAAGTTCTAAAGCTGAAATAACCACTATAGACCAGGCGGCCTAAGACCGAGTCGTGATGGTCCCACTAATTCAAAGCCTACTGGAAGTAAAAGAGTTTCACCAATTGGAATAGTTATTTTTCTCGCTATTGGTTTAGTTTTTGTAAGTCCCGTGTCCTCAACCAATTTCAATAATGCAAGTAATGCGCCTAAATTCATTTCTTCACGTACTTATCCCAAAAGTCTTGTGCTTCTCCTTCAAATAAAGTACCTCCGCCTCCAGGCGTCGCCACTTCAATAACTGCCTCGGTAAGGTCTTTAGAAAATACGCCCCAATTAATGCCAGCTTCGCCTATTTCGGTGGCGAGTTTTCCATTCTGTTTGGCTATAGCTTCTAAAATTATTTTTAATAAAAATGGTGTGGATATCAAAAGACCCAAACCAAAAATAAGTTTAGGCGTTGTTTCGTTTCCTAAAAACGTATTGATATTTTCATGTCTCTTATATCTGGCTAAGGCATCACGTTGACCGACTGTCAATTTAGTGATCTCCACGTCATCGGGTACGGCTTCGAAAAGGGGACGACCCATTAGCGCCTCTTCTTTTTGCCTGCGGGGGTTTTACGCCATGCAACCGCTAGCTTCTTTAGATTAGGTGAACCCGATCTTAATCTAAAGCGTGGCTTCTTTGCATTGGCCTTAACGAACTTGTTCCAG